TGGAGGTGCCGTTCGCGCCTCGCCCGTGGCAAATCCCGCTCATCGACGACCCGGCCCAGCGCATCGTGGCCGTGGTCCATAGGCGTGCCGGCAAGAGCACGGCGCTGCTCTGGCGCGGCCTCAAGCGGGCGGTGACCACCAGGCGCCCGCAGCCGCGCGTCGTCCATATCCTGCCCTACGGCGTCATGTGGACCCGCACAGGGCTGTGGGACCAGGCGGTCAAGGCAGCTGAGGCGATCCCCGGCAGCCAGGTGCGGCGCTCCGAAATGGCGATCCGGCTACCGAACGGCGGAACGTGGCAGGCGGGAGGGGCGGACAATCCCGACAGCTGGCGCGGCGGCTATGGCGACGAGATCATCATCGACGAGTTTGACGACACGCCGCAGAGCATGGTGCCGCTGGTCATAGAGCCGATGCTGGCGGATCGCGACGGGACGCTGGTGCGCAGCGGCACGCCGAAGGGCCGCGGGCTGCTCCAGGCGGCCTATGAGCGAGCGCGTGTCACGCCCGGCCACTCGGCCTACCTGCTCGACTACCGGGCGACCGGCGCACTGTCCGACGCGGCGATTGAGCGCCTGCGCGCCGAGATGAGCGATGAGGAGTTCGCCCAGGAACTGGAATGCTCGTTCAGCGCGCCGAACTCGGGATCGTATTACGGCAAGCTGCTGGACGAGGCTGAGCGCGCAGGACGCATCACCGCGGTGTCGCACGACCCGGCGCTCAAAGTGTGGACCGGCTGGGATCTGGGCGTCCACGACAGCACGGCGATCTGGTTTGCGCAGGTGACCCGCTCCGGCGAGTGGCGGCTGATCGACTACATCGAGGATTCGGGCGTCGGGCTGGACCATTATGCGCGGCTACTCCAGCAGCGGCCTTACGTCTACGAGCGCCACATCCTGCCGCACGATGCGGCGGTGAAGGAGCTGGGCAGCGGGCTGGCGCGCACCGAGACGCTCAACAGCCTCGGCGTGCGGCCCTGGCGGGTGCTGCAGCAGCACGGCGTGGCGGACGGGATCAACGCGGTGCGCATGGTGCTGCCGAAATGCTGGATCGACGCAGAGCGCTGCGCCAAGGGCATCCACGCGCTGCGGCACTACAGACGCGAGTGGAACGAGGCGGCGCAGACCTGGCGCAGCAGTCCGGTGCATGACCACGCCTCGCATGGCGCGGATGCCGCGCGCTATCTGTGCCTGGGCGTGCGGCAGGACCAGCCGCCGCCGGTCGAGCGGGCGCCGCGCGAGCCGTGGGAATACACCCAGCCCGGCGAACTGACACAGGACTGGATGCGGCTTTAGAAATGGCACGCAAGGACACCGACAGCGAAATCGTGCGCGAGGCGCAGGACCGCCTCAACCGCGCGCACGAGTATCAGGCCAACGCGCACCGTCACTACAAGGCGGACATGGCCTTCGCCAATGGCGACGACGACAACAAGGCGCAGTGGGCCGATGGCATCAGCGCCGGCCGGCAGGCCGCCGGGCGTCCCGCGCTGACCGTCAACAAGACCCGCGTGCATTGCCTGCAGATCATCAACGACGCGCGGCAGAACCCGGTGCAGATCCGCGTTAATCCGGTGGGCGACGATGCGACCTACGAGGCGGCGCAGATCTACGAGGGCATCATCCGCCACATCGAATACGTGTCCAACGCACAGCAGGCGTATGCCAACGCCACCTACTGCCAGGTGATGGGCGGCATCGGCTACTGGCGCGTGCTGGTGGACTACATGCACGACGATACGTTCGACCAGGAAATCTACATCAAGCGCATCGCCGACCCGACGCAGGTCTACCTGGACCCGGACATCCAGCAGGCGGACGGCAGCGACGCGAAGTGGGGCTTCCTGTTCTACGAGATGACGCGGGAGGAATACGAAGCCGAGTATGGCGTCGATAAGGACGACACCAACCTGAACAATGCCGCACTGTCGCTCAACTCGCCCGGAGCCGGCGGCACGGTCTACCGCACCAACGACAAGCATGTGCAGGTGGTGGAGTATTACCGGAGCTGCACCAGGAGCGACCGGCTGCTGCAGATGCACGACGGCAGCGTGGTGCGCGAGAGCCAGCTACCGAAGGGCATGCTGGAGGAATTGGCGCAGGTCGGCGTCACGCCGCGGGCCGAACGCGACATTGCCGAGCCACAGGTCGAGTGGTTCCTGATCGCCGACAGCAAGATCATCGACCGCAAGGACTGGTTGGGACAGTTCATTCCTATCGTGCGCGTGCCGTGCGAGGAGATCGTGCTCGACGGCAAGCTCGACTGGGTCTCGCATGTGCGACACCTGCGCGATCCGCAGCGTCTATACAACTGGTACACGAGCCAGGCGGCCGAGTTTGTGGCCTTGCAGACCAAGGCGCCGTTTGTCGGCACCGCGGAGGCCATCGGGCCGTATCTCAACGACTGGGAGGCCGCCAACACCGAGAACAAGGCGGTGCTGCTGTATCGCGGCACCGGCGAGAACGGCCAGCCAATCCCGCCGCCGGAGCGCTCGCAGCCGCCGGTCATGGCACAGGCCTACATCGAGGGGCTGAAAATCAGCCAGGCCGAGATGATGATGGCGACCGGCCAGTATCAGGCGGTCATGGGCGAGCCGAGTAATGAGACCAGCGGCAAGGCGATCAACGCGCGGCAGCGGCAGGGCGACAACGCGACGTACCATGTGATTGACCGGCTGGCGTCGGCGATCCGCTACACCGGGCGCATCATCCTCGACCTCATCCCGAAGGTGTACGACACCAAGCGGGCGCTGATGATCATGGGCGAGGACGGCACGCAGACGCAGGTGCATCTGGACCCGGAGGCGCCGCAGCCGCACCAGACGACGCTGGACCCGCGCCAGCCGCCGCAGCAGCCCAGCATGAACCCGCAGCAGGACCCGGACAGCGAGCGCCAGCAGGCGCTGCGCACGGTGTTCAACCCGCTGAAGGGCCGCTACGCGGTGGTGGCGGACGTGGGGCCGAGCTACGCCACCAAGCGGCAGGAAGCGTTCAACGCGTTCTCGCAGGTGATCGCGCAGAACGGCGCGGCGTTCCAGGTGATCGGCGACTTCTGGGCCAAGAACGCGGACTTCCCGGGCAGCGACGAGATGGCGGCGCGGCTGAAACAGGGGCTGCCGCCGCAATACAAGGCCAACACGCCGTCGCCGGAGGTGCAGCAGCTCACCCAGGCCGCGCAGCAGATGCAGCAGCACGCGCAGGAATTGCTGCAGAAGGCCGATGCGGAGATCGCGCAGTTGAAAGCGCAGGTCGTGCATGCGCAGGAGCAGCTCAAGGACAAGAGCGAAGAGCTGAAGATCAAGGACTATGACAGCGAGACCAAGCGGCTCGACGTGGTGAGCGGCATTGATCCGATGGGGTCGCAGGTGGTGGTGCGGCAGATGATCCGCGACATGCTGCAGGACGAGCTTGGCGAACTGCTGAAGCACCACGGCGAGATGGAGATGGCGCTGCAGGGCAACGTGCAGGCGGCCCAGCCGCCGGAGCCGGAGGGCGCGGACGTTGGCACGGGCGCCTAACGCGCTGACGCGTCAAGGCTACGTGGCGGACGTGAACCCGCTGGCCGAGAGCTATGTGCCGGTGACGGACGCCGATCCGGGGCTATTTGGTCGCGTCATGGACTGGGTGCTGCGCCAGCAGCAGATATCGCAGGAACGTGGGCTGTGGACCGGCGGCCAGGTGTGGCAAGGCGGCCGCCCCACGGTGAAGGGTGTGGCCGACGCCGCGCAGCAATATGCCGGCAACTTCGAGGGCGGCATCAAGGCGTATCACGGATCGCCGCACAGCTTCGAGCGGTTTGACACGTCCAAGATCGGCACGGGCGTAGGCGCGCAGCCCTATGGGCGCGGACTCTATTTTGCCGGCAGTGAAGACGTGGCCAAGCCTTATCGTGGCGGTCCATCCGGCCACATGTACGAGGCAGACATCAAGGCAGAGCCGCATCAGATGCTCGATTGGGACCTGCCGTTTGCGGCACAGGGTGGTGTCGGCAAGGCGGCGCACGAGATCAGCCGGGATCTGCTCGCGAAAGCCTATCAGAAATCGGGCGGGTCGGCGGAATTTGCGGAAGAGCTGATGAAGGAGGGTGGCGGTCTGGGCAAGCCGTTCTCACCAGATATGACACCCGGCGATGCCATTCTGTGGGCGCAGGCTGTAGGGGTTGCCCCGGCAGATGTCTCGAAAGCCCTGCACGCCGCAGGCATCCCCGGACTGAAGTATTCCGACGCTGCCGTGGCGGGCGGTCCAGCCAAACAAAACTACGTCGTATTCAACGCCGACACCATCGACATCCTGCGCAAGTATGGCATCGCCGGACTAGGCATCGGCCTCGGCGCAGCAGCTACACAAGGCGAATAACCTTCCGGGCCGGGACGTACCCACTCTTCCACGGGGAGTGGCGACGTTGGCAGGCGTGTGGTCACCGAGCGCTCCGGTTCGCCGGTTCGGTGACGGAAAACCACAGTGACAATCCGATGAGCGAAACACAGCAACAGCCAGCTACCGAAGAGCGCGTCCCGCAGTCGCAGCACGTCCTGCAGAACGAGGAGAACGAGGACGCCACCCTACCGCTGCAACAGCCGCCGCAACCGGAAGCGCCTGTCGAGAGCGAGGCCAAGCCCGACGAGCCGGAGGTCGATGAGCGCGAGGAGCTGCTGCGTAAAGAACGCCGCGCCCACGCCAATCGCGTCGGCCAGATCGTCAAGCAGCGCTACGCCGAGAAGGCCCGCGCCGATGCGCTGGAGCAGAGGCTGCGCGAGATCGAGCAGCGCCAGGCGCAGTATGATGGCAGCCCGCAGCCGGCGCCGACGCAGGAAGACATCGACCGGCTGATCGACCAGCGCGCCGCCGAGAAACTCGCCATCCAGCAGCACAACGCCCGCGTCGAGGAATGGGACAAGGCGGGCAAGGAATCGTTCGGCGAGGACAAGTTCAAAGCGGCCTGCGAGACCGTCGCCAATATGTCGTCCGCCGAGCAGCGCCGCATGCTGCTGGCCATCGCGCTGGACGTGGAGGGCGGCCAGCGGGCGATCATCGAGATGGCGGATGATCCAGAGGAGGCCGAGCGCATCCTGGCGATGCCGCCGCACCGTATGGCGCTGGCTCTGACAAAGCTGGGCGCCACACCGACACCGGAGCCAAAGCCGGTGTCGCGATTACCGCCGCCGATCCGCCCGCCCTCAGGGGGACGCGCGCGCGGCCAACCCGATCCGGAAAAGGGATCGTGGGATGAGTTCAAGCGCTGGTCAGCCGACATGAACTGGCGCCGCTAACGCCTACGCCGTGCCTGCCGACTTGCGGCGGCTACCGCATGCATCCGCGACAGCGGACCTCCGACTGAGCGCGTAGATCGCTCTGCGACGGGCGGGAGCAATCCTGCCCGTCCTCAGGTGCCACCTGAGACCCGACTGGAAGCGGCTTCTTCCTGTGTGCCGAAGAACCCCTCCGGGGTGACGGCCTGCCTCCGAAACGAAGGGATCAGGAATGAGCCACAGTGCCCAATACCATCATCACGCCTACGCTCGTCGTAAGGCGCGCTATCGAACTGTTCAGAAACTCCAACGCCTTCCTCCAGATGGTGGATCGCCAATGGCAGGACGAATTTGGCGGGCCTAGCGTCGCCGGACAGAAGCCGGGCAGCACCATCCAGATCCGCCTGCCGAATGACTACGTAGCGCGCAGCGGACCCACCGCAGTCCCACAGTCCACAGTTGAATCAACGACCGCACTGACGGTCGCGACGCAGACCGGCGTGGATATCGCGTTCTCAATGGCCGAACGCACGATGTCGATACAGGACTACGACGTGCGCGTTATCCAGCCGGCGGTCAACGCACTGGTCGGCAACATCGCCTCCAACATCATGCTCGGCGCCGAGGCGATCCCGAACCTGGTGCATAATGTCGATGGGAGCAACAACACACTCACGCCGACGCTGACCACCTGGGCGACCGCGGGCGCGCTGCTCGACAAGCTCTCGACACCACGCAGCCAGCGCCGCGTCGTGCTCGACCCGATCACCATGGCGCGCACGGTGAACTCGTTCAGCGGGCTGTTCAACCAGCAGTCCAAAATCGGCCAGCAGTACGAAACGGCGATGATCAAGACCGACGTGCTGGGCATGGACTGGGCGCAGGACCCAACGGTGCTCACCCACACCACGGGCGCTTACGGCGCACTCGGCACGGTGTCGGGTGCCAGCCAGACCGGCAGCACGATCACCACGAGCGCACTCGCCGGGCCGCTGAAGAAGGGCGACATCATCACCTTCCCAGGCGCCTTCGCGGTCAATCGCGTGACCAAGACCACGACGGGGCAACTGGCGCAGTTCGCGGTGACGGCGGATGTCGCGGGCGGTGCCACCTCGATCCCGATCTACCCGGCGCTGATCCCGGCCAGCGGCGGCAATCCCGTCGCCTACCAGACGGTCACCGCCTCGCCCACCGCCGGTGGCACCATCGTCTGCCTGACCAACGCGTCCGAAACCTACCGCAACAACTTCATCTTCCATCCGCTCGCCGTCACCCTGGCGATTGTGCCGATGGAGATGCCGACGCGCGGCGTGGTCGAGAGCTACCGCGAGAGTCAGGACGGCGTGAGCATCCGTCTCATCAGTTTCTACGACGGCATCAACGACCAGATGATCACCAGGCTCGACGTGCTCTATGGCTGGAAGTGGGTCCGGCCCGAGTGGGCCTGTAGGGTGCCAGATATCCTCTGATCGTTGTTGATGGATACAGGAGAAACCAATGTCAGATACGACACGCAAGGACCACGCGGCGGACGAGCGGGAGCGGCAGCGCCAGGCGGCGCACCAGACCTCACAGCCGGCACCACAGGCCGCCACCGACGATGAGATCATGAAAATCCGCAAAGCGGCCGGCGCCATCGCCGAGGTCATCGAGCCGGTGCAGCGCGTTCGCCAGGAAAGGACCAACTGATGCCAAACAACACGGAGCACGAGCGCGAAGAGCAGCGCAAGCGCGAGGAACAGCAGCAGCGCCAGCAGCAGGAGCGCGACCGCCAGCAGCGCGAGCCGGAGGCGGGGCCGGGCGGCGTCATGCCGCAGCCCAAGCCGGGCGACAAGGTGGCGAACCCGGCACATCCCGAGGCGCCCACCGCGGTGCCGCCGGATTATCCGAACGCAGCCGACGTGTTCGGCGAAGGAGCGCCGGGCGCACCCACCGCCTACCCGAAGGTGAAGTTCCACCCGATCTATGGCGGCGTGCGCGTCAGCGACGCTTCTGAGGAGGGCCTGCTGCAACCGCCTTATGCGTGGTTCGACAGCGCCGAACTGGCCGACATGGCCCGCACCTACACCGAAGCCGAGCAGGTGCGGACACATAACCAGCTCCGCAAGTTGAAGGAACTGGAGGACGCCGGCCTGCCGGTCGTGAGCAGCAGCGTGCAGGCCGAGGAAGCTGTGCGCCGCGGCATGGCCGAGCCACTGTAATGGCCATCCGCACATGCCAGGATCTACTCGCGTCAGTGCTGCGCACCAGCGGCGTGACCGGAGTGGGCCAGACGCCACTCGCCGAGGACATCACCACCGCGTTTGAATACCTGGTGGAGATGATCGGCATCTGGCAGCGCGAGCGCTTCCTGGCATGGCGGCTGACCGAGCAGATCATCCCGAGCACGGGCGCGCAGTCCTACGCGATGCTGGACCGCCCGCCACGGCTCGACAGCGCCTATGCGCGGCTGCTCACCGGCCAACAGGTGGCGACCGTCTACAACGCCGGGCCGGTGGATTTCCCGCTCTACCTCATCGACAGCATGGACGAATACAACGAGATCAGCCTGAAGCAGCTCAGCACGTTTCCGGCCGCCGTCTGGTATTCGCCGGACTATCCGACGAGTTCGTTGTGGTTCTGGCCGATCCCGCCAGCCGGGCAGTTCGACCTGCATGTGTTCTACCGCGCCGGGTTGCCGACCTACACGGCGCTCACCGATCCGCTGGGCCTGCCGCCGGAGTATGTCGCCGCGGCACGCTACGAGTTGGCGGTGAAGCTGCAGATGGAGTACGGGCTACCGGCGCGGCCCGACCATGTGGCGACGCTCATGGGCATCAAGGCGGGCATCCGCGCGGCCAACGCGCATGTGGCGCAACTCAAGGTGCCCGGCCCGCTGGTGCCCGGCATGGGCGGCACAGGCGGCATCAGCGGCGCTGTGGGGCCGCACCAGAGTGTCATCGTGCTCGATAGCGGCCTGCCGGTGCTCGGATGAGCGGTTCATCCACAGGCTATCCGTGGGAGCCGGGGCAGGTGCTCACCGCCGCGGATCTCAACGCGGCGATTCAGATGCAGGCGGGTCCGTCCGGGCCGCCAGGGCCACAGGGGCCGGTCGGGCCAATAGGGCCAACGGGCGCCACGGGATTGCAAGGCCCGCCGGGGCCACAGGGCGCCCCAGGCGCCGCCAGCACGGTGCCGGGGCCAACGGGAGCCACCGGGCCGCAGGGCGTTCCTGGGCCTCCTGGGGCGACCGGCGCGCAGGGTCCGGCTGGCACTCCCGGCGCTACGTCGTTCTCCGGCCTGACCGGCAGCGCGACCTACGCACAGTTGCCGCCCGCCGTGCAGCAGGTGCCGATCTCGTTCCCGTTCTCCGGGAAGCCCGCAGCGGGCGCGCTCGTCAACGTGCCGATGGCGTTCGGCGTGACCGTGCCAGCATCGCTCGCTGGCAGCGTGGTCTACGACACCACCAAGACGACGGCTAATGCGGCATTCACCGTGAACAAGATCAGCGGCGGCAGCACGACAGCGCTGGGCACCGTCACCATCACCAGCACCTCGAACACGAGCTGCACGCTTGCGGGCGCTGGTGGCACGCTGAATGCCGGTGACGTGCTGCAGATCGTGGCGCCGACGCAGGATGCCACGCTCGCTGACGTGGGCATCTCGATCCTGGCGAGCCGCGTCTGATGCCGACGACGTGGAATCCCTCGGACAAGACAGCCGGCACCACACTATCGAATGGTAATCTGACTGTTGTATTCACGGCGACGGGAAACGGTGTCCGGTCCATCTACAGCGACACGGCTGGAAAGTGGTACTGGGAAGCGACGTACAACTCGGGCAGCTCGCAGTGCATCGGATTTGCCAATGCCAGCGCCGTGTTGAGCACGGTCTGGACCACTTCGACCAACGCTGTGGTGGCGTATAACGGTAGTATCGACGTCAATAACGTCTCCCAGAGCGGTGCTGGCTTCACAATTCTCACCGGCCACACGGTAGCAGTTGCCATCGACCTGGGTGCTCAACGCATCTGGTTCCGTAATGTGACCACCAGCGGCAACTGGAATAACAACGTCGCCAACAATCCGGCGACAAACGTGGGCGGGCTTAACATAGCAGTGCTTGGCTCTCCGTTGTTCGCACTACTCGCGGGGATTGGCACGGCTAACTGGAGCACCAACTTCGGCGCCACGACGCTTGTCGACTTCGAGCCGGGCGGGGTCGGCGGTGAGCTGCTCGCCACCGTC